CCCAACGATGGCGCGGATTTAGCGCACGTTGCAAGGGCTTTGTATGTTGGTGGCACTGGCAATATCAAGATTGATACCCCAAACGGTGATACGGTTACATTCAACTCCGTTCCGGTCGGTATCTTCCCGGTCAGAGCAAACAGAGTTTACAGCACCGGCACAACTGCAACTAACATTGTGGCGTTGTACTAATGCAGATTGGGATTAGCACATCAATTTCTCAACTTAGAGTTGGTGCTGCTGCTGGCCCTCCTTGGCTAATTGATGGTGGCGTTTGGAATGATGCGGGTATTTGGGATGATACCGCAACTTGGGATGATGGGCCAATTACTTGGACAAATCCTGATCTAACGACTGCATCTTATGATAGTGTTTCATTAAGTGTAGCTTCACAATCTACCTTGCCAGCGGGGGGTGCATTTAGCACAGATGGCACAAAGTTTTATGTAGTTAATTTGCTGTCGCCTGTTATTTATCAATATAATTTAAGTACAGCTTGGGACTTAACGAGCGCTTCTTATTCTCAAAACAAGGATATAAGTTCAACCTGCCCCGGAGCCTTTCATATAAGATTTAAAGATGATGGAACAAGACTATTTGTTTCTGATGGTGCTTCACCAGCTAGAGTTTTTGAATGGGATTTAAGTACAGCTTGGGATATAACTACAGCAACACATAATGCAGTAACTCTTACTGTAAACTCGCAAGATTCAACGCCACTTGGTCTTGAGTTTAATTATGGTGGAACAAAGTTGTATATAGTTGGTGATAGCAGTGACTCAATTTATCAATATGACTTAACTTCTGCTTATGATTTGTCTACAGCCAGCTATGCGTCGAAATCGTTTAGTGTTGGCACTCAAGATGCCACGCCAAGAGCAATGGCAATAAATCCAGATAGTGATAAAATATGGGTATTGGGCGAAACAAACGATACTGTATTCCAGTACAGCCTAAGCACTGCGGGAGACATTTCCACAGCATCATATGATAGTGTGAGCTTTAGCGTTGTAACTCAAGAGAACAATCCGTTTGACATTTTGTTAAAATCAGATGGTTCAAAGATGTATATACTAGGTGCGCAAAATGATTCACTATTCCAATACTCAGTATAGGAGCTAAGAGATGGGTACATTTAATGATGGCGATAGCGGCTCTTCGATCCGAACAAAGCTAAACACCGCCATACAAAAGACAGAAGGCACAAGCGCAATCAGCACGATTGACGTTAATGGTGGTGCTATTGATGGTGTAACAATCGGTACTAACTCTGCCGTTACTGACCTTCGTGTTGATAACATCAAGGTCGATGGCAACACCATTTCAAGCACAGATACCAATGGCGATGTTATTATTGATCCGAATGGCACTGGTAATGTTAAGCTTGGTAACTTTGAGTTTGACGCAGATCAGACAGTTGGCTCTGGTCAAGATAACTATGTTTTAACTTACGATCATTCTTCTACCAGCATTAGCTTAGAGGCTGCTGCTGGCGGTGGCGGTAGCGGTGCTGCTTTATATGATGCAAATGAAAGCAGTCCTTCAGCGCAGCCAAGCGCTACAGGCGCAAATGCAATTGCTATTGGTGATAGTACATCTTCTGCTGGTGCGCGGTCTTTTGGTGCGGGTGATGGTGCAATAATTGGAAGTAGTGGCACATCAGCTATAGCGTTGGGTACTTCTTATGCTAATGGCACAGACAGTTTTGCGGCGGCTATAGGTAATTCTTCCGTTAGTTTAGGTGCTACAGGCAGTCAGTCCATTGCTATAGGTTATTATGCAAAAGCAAGTGGAGGTAATCATCCACTTGCATTAGGCGGTAATACATCTGCTACTTCTAGTTATGCTGCTGCAATTGGTGGAGGTAACACCGGAAATGAAGCATCAGAGCAGGGTGCTTTTGCTTTCGGAAGAAGGGCAAAATCAAATATACGTGGGAAATACGCATTTGCTAATAATGGATTTTCAGCAGCTGGCGATGGTCAAGCGGGTATGTATATACTTCTTGCAGATACTACAGATGCAACTGCAACGGTGCTTACAACCGACAACAGTACGGCAGGGTTTACTGATCAAATTATCTTACGTAACGACAACTCTGCCTTTGCCTTTCACGGCACTATCGTAGCAAGAGAAAGTGCAACAGATGGTACTGATTGTGCAGCATGGAAGATAGAAGGATTAATTCGCAGAGAAGCTAATGCAGGCACAACTACCTTGGTAAACTCTGCAACAACAGTTTTAGACAATACTCCATCTTGGGGCATGGCTTTATCTGCTGACACTACAAACGGTGGCCTCAAGATCGAAGTCACAGGTGCAGCATCAACCAACATTCGCTGGGTTGCTAATATCTCAACTTCAGAAGTTACTTACGCCTAAAGGAGAAACAGATGGCGCTTTTACTTAATATCTCTGAATCAAATAGTGAGTATGGAATAGCGTTTTCTGGTGCTTACTATCGCATTTTAACAGCTAGTGTTCAACGTGAAAACAGTGGCGGTCACTTCGTAATGATTAACTTGGGTGCTTATGCAACAAGCTCACCAACAAACGGTACCAGAGAAATAGACTTCAAAAGATTTTATGGACCTTTATCTGAAATTGAAGCTAAGTCTGGCGATGATTTTCTTAGCAAGTGTTATAACTGGTTAAAAGATCAATCAGATTTCTTAGGCGCTTCTGACTCATAGGAGTAGAATATGGCACTTACAATAAACCATGAAACAAATGACATAAGCGCTACTTCTGGCAGTGTTACACTTGACGGTTCTGCTGTTGGCGGTGGTGGTTCTCTTAATCATATATCTACTCAGACGGTTACATCTTCAACAGCTAGTGTTACATTTAGTAGTGTAAGCGGTTATGATTATTATAAAATCTTTTTTAGTGGCGATCTTACAGCTGGCGGTGGTAGTTTAAAAATGCGCTTTCTTGATGGTGGAACTGAAATATCGTCGGGATATCGGACAGGCATTCATAGAACTGGGGGTGGAGTTCTTAGTGGTAGTGCTTCTGAGTTACACATTACTGATGTAAGTTCAAGAGGCCAAATAATTGCAGAAATTAGTATTGGCGCTAATACATCATATCCTAGAATGCTTGCACTGCACTACTCAGAGGAAAGTGGTAACCAATCTTTTGGAAGAAGTGGGGGAATACCGAGTGCTTCAGTAACAAATCTAAATGGATTTAAAATATTTCCTACCAGTGGAACAATTAGTTCTGCAAAAATTTCTCTATACGGAGTAAGCCAATCATGAAAAAGATGGTCGATGGTAATCTTATTGATTTAACTGGTGATGAACTAGCTGAATATAATGCAATGGTTTCTGCGGCTGAAATTGATAGAGCGGCTAATGGATATAAGATTGAAAGAGAAACCGCTTATCCATCTATCCAAGAACAGCTTGATATGCAGTATTGGGATACTGTGAACGGCACAACAACTTGGCGTGATGCTATTGCAAAAGTAAAAGCAGATCATCCAAAGCCATAGGTGAAACATGAGCAAACAAACAGCAGCAAGCGCCCATGAAAGGATAGATGGGATTGAGCCAAGAATAGCAAAGCTAGAAGCTGAGTTATCTACGCTTCAACGCAGTGTTCAACGTGTAGAGAATATCTTAATTGGTACGGCTGCATCGGTAATTGGTTTACTGATTACGGTACTAATGAGAATGGGATGACATGCGTTCTGGTCGCAGTATTGTGGGGCCAGAGTTTTTCTTTCGGATTATATAAAGTTTGTGCATATGATTGTGGTCAAGAAAGACCCAGCCATATTTGGTATGATAAGGCATATATAGCGCTTCCTAATTACAACTGCCCAGCGAGGTTCTATGCAACATGATAGACCCAGTGACCGCGATAGCAGGGGCAACAGCAGCATTTAATTTTTTAAAGAAGGGCGTTCAAGTTGGGCGCGATCTTCAAGACATGGGCCAACAGCTACAGCAGTGGGCTGGTTGCATGGCAGAGCTAGATCAAGCTGAGAAAATGTCAGAAAGGCCACCTTGGTATAAGGCTTTAGGCGGCGGCACTCAGGCTCAGGCTATGGAAGTTTTCTTGGCAAGAAAGAAAGCGCAGCAAATGCGTGATGAATTACGGACAATCATTAGTCATCCTGCTATTCTTGGCCCTTCTCATTGGCAAGAGTTTCTTAGAATAGAAGCTGAGATTAGAAAGCAAAAGCGAGAGCATGAGTTTCGTCGTATGGAAATTAAGCAAACTATTATTGAGTGGGCTGCCGGTATTCTTTTATTTATTGTTTTGATGGGCGGTCTTGTTGGATTCGTATGGTTGGCTAATGCTTGATCCAGTAGGCAATCTCCCTTTCGCCGTAGAGGCCCAGAGAAGCCGTGAGAGCATCGAAAACCATCAGGCGCAGCAACAGGTGCAAGTAGAACATAACCGCGCCCACAAGCTCTCTAAGGCGCTTGAGAGACAACAACTTGATTTAATGCTGAGTTATGATAAGTTTGGCGCGTCCAATAGTGGACTTCAACCTCAAGGCCAGATCGTAGATATGGAGGTCTGAATGGTACAAATCACAGCAAAATATATTGACAGTCTCAAGGTACTTCCGCGCTTAATGATGCTGGCAGTGACCGTCTTAACTTATCAAGCGGTGCATTGGTTTATGTCATTACCTGATCCATCGGTTGCTCAATCAGGATTGGTGTCTGTGTGCATGGGTGCGCTTACTGGTTGCTTTGGTATCTGGATGGGCAAGGAATCCAAGACGACTGTAACTTCTGACAAGGTTGTTCACGAGGAAAAGTATGACAACCGTTGAGGATTTCATGGTGTATCTGATGGTCAGGGCGCTTGAGTTTTTACTCAATACCAAGATGAGTTTATATGGAATGGTGATGGTATGATTACACTTCTTGGAAGTCTGCTAGGGTTTGGTACATCATTTCTGCCAGAGGTTTTGAATTACTTCAAAGCGGGTCAAGAACATAAACACAATCTTGAGCGGATGCAGCTTGAGATGGATATGATGACGAAGCGGAATGAGTTGCAGCTTAATATCATGGATAAGCAAGCAGAGATTAAAGAAACAGAAGGTTTATATAAGCATGACAGTATTGATGCAGGTTGGTTCATTAATGGACTTAGAGGGTCTGTCCGTCCTGTCATTACTTACGTTTTCTTTGCTCTTTTTGTTGCCATTAAAGTAACAGCTTTGATTGCTTTAATGGACGCTGGAAATGACTTAGGGCGCTCTCTTTCGTTGATATGGGACGATGCTACATCTGGACTGTTCGCTGCTATAATCAGCTTCTGGTTTGGGGGTAGGGCTGTAGGCAAATATATGAAGGTGAAACCATGAGTTATAAACTAGGAAAGCGCAGCTTAGAAAAGCTGGAAGGTGTTGATGAGCGGATGGCGGCTGTTGTTCGCTATGCTATTTCTGTGACCAAGCAAGACTTCTCTGTGATCTGTGGGCTGAGAACCATCGAAGAGCAACGTGCATTGGTTGCCAAGGGCGCTAGTCAAACCATGAAAAGCAAACATCTTGACGGATTGGCTGTTGATCTTATGGCATATGTCGATGGTCAGGGTGGCCGCTGGGAATTAAATCTGTATGACGAGATTGCAGACGCAATGGCCGAGGGCGCAAGGGCTGTTGATGTCGGTGTGGTCTGGGGGGCAGCATGGACGGTTCCAAATATTGCCCATTGGCAAGGCAGCATGGAAGGGGCCATGAATGATTACATCGATACTCGTCGCGGCCAAGGACGCAGACCTTTTATTGATGCTCCACATTTTGAATTGGTGGTCTGATGAAGCGTAAGTTTGCACCCGTTCCCAAGGATAAAAAGTCTGGCATTCCCAAGAAGTACGTGAAGGGATCGAAAGATCCTGATGCAACCCGGCGTGAGATTCTACGCACCAGGGCGTTGTATCGTATGGGTAAGCTTACACCGGAGATGATGGATAAGATCAGCAAGCAACGGAGCAAGCGGTAATGGCAAAGTTTAGCGGCATACCTGGGGCAGATCGGTTTAGCTCTGCGACCTTGAATAAAGTTTATAAGCGCGGTCTTGGTGCTTATTACAGTAGCGGTTCCCGGCCAAAGGTATCGGCTCATCAATGGGCGATGGGGCGTGTAAAGTCTTTTGTGTCTGGTAAGGGTGGCGCAAGAAAAGCTGATAAAGATTTATTGAAAGGATAGCAGAATGCCATATGAAAAGTATTCTCCCAAGCAAAAGAGATTGGCGGCGATGGCCGGTGATCGTAAGAAGATAACGGCGGCGGATCTCAAGGCTGTTGCTAAGAAGCGTATGCTGAAGAAAGGAAAAGCATAATGCCCTACGGTAAAGGTACATATGGTTCTAAAGTTGGCAGACCGTCAAAGGCTGACAAGATGAACCCGACTTTAAAACAGATGGCTATGAAAAAAATGAAGGCAAAAAAGAAAAAGACCGCTTGAAGTTACGGTCTTAATTTGCTTTATTCGCTTCGAGGGTGACATTCCATCAACAAGCTTTTTGTGTAAACTGCTCCACGGGGTTTGTGGTTTTGTTACTCGCAGTAACCGTCACCCTCACGACTTATCTTCTACGCGCAGACTGCGCAAAAACTTTTCCAATTCTTTTCGCGCTCTCCATAAATTCTGTTGCACGTTAGGATGTTTTGTACCGGTGCGAAGATAGGCTTGGAGACAGCGTTCTTCCTCCCGCTTTAGATGACGTAAAAGTGCGTGATCTTGGGATGTGAGTTTTAGCATTCTCTATCTCTCTGCGCATGTAACATTCTGCACACATTGTATCGTGGTCGGATTTTACCAGAGCATCCCTGTCGCAGTACATACATTTTTCAATCATGGTCTTGCCCTTGGTCTAAGTACGGATGAAACAACGTCTGTTTCCACGCAGGTCATAAAGATGTCATTGCCGTACAGCTTTACGATATGATCGTAGATCGGATCAGCCAATCCTTGATCCATTACTTGCTGGCAGTGGCTCTCTGAAGCGTAGACAATGCTTGCAAGTGGCGCTGCCTGATATGCTGCCATTTCATAGTCAATCATTAACACAGTGAAAAACTCAATCATCCTTGCGTCTCCCATCTTTGAATTTGATCTTGTGATGCCGGGCTACACTATCAACTGAGTTCCAAGTAACGCCCATTGCTTGTGCTGTTTGCATCTTTGTTAATCCCTGACGCGCATATGATTCATATTCTTCCGGGCTGAAGCCTCTGCGCCCGCCGTTGGTATCTTTGAACAGCGGCCAATCCAGAGAATAACGCTCCGCCATGCTTGAGATTGAGGTTGTTGCTTTGCCCAGAACCATTGCCGCTTGTGATCGGCTCATTCTTTTATCAATCATTTCTTGCAGCAACGCGGCGCGTTTTGTGTGCATATCTTGGGTTATGCTTGCCCATCTCTCTTGCCAGTTCATTGTGATTGTAACCTGAATGTTTTCTCAACCTGCTTCATGCTTTCATCAGACAGCATATCGATGTGCGCGAAGTTGGCTTCCCACAGTTCCTCAAACTGTTTCTTTGATCTTTTCTGCGCTCCGTATGACCGGGCAAGATTGATAACTGCCTCGCGGTATTCTTCATCCGTCTGGCATTTCTGTTTCTCTTGGCCGTTGTGGTAGTACACTGTCCAAGGTGCCGCTTGTGATATCTCTGTTTCATGTGAAACATTCTCCGGCTCAAGAGGTTGAACGCTGATATCCGGCGCGGCTTTCTGTTCTTCCATTGCCTTTTCTTTCCGGGAAACTGCCGCGATTTCATTAGCACTTGCGTAAGATCCACCATGCAAACCAAGTGACGCCAGGGCGCGACCGATCGCAGACGTTTCACAGTTTTCTAGCGCCGATGTTTTGTTGACGTTGCTGGAACCTCTGATCTCCTCGGCCATACCGCTTCCGATGGTTTGACCTTTGTGTGTTACGATAGCCTTCACAACGACACGCTTCCCATCGTCCACCAATATCTCGGTATCGATCCCCATATGCTCACCAAAGGCCATACGGAATTGTTCAACGCGAACAAAAACCTCTGTGTATTTCTTGCCTCCGCGCTGGGTGACGCCGTGCGTTCTGTTCAGATCGTTCACGGCTTTCATTGCATCAATTAGATTACTCATTTTGTTTTCCTCGTGCTGTTTTCATTCCGTAGCTGGCTTGACAACCCGCTCCCCAAACGCGGTTTGCTTTCGTTAATAAAATTTGACAACCAGGAGGGCATTGCTTCCCATTGTTGCGCTTTCTTGGGTGTCCAGTTAATTCCCGATACTTGCAAGTAACTGTTATTGGTATTTCCTTTTTAGCCTCGGCAAGCTGATGAACCATGCTATCAAATATCTCTTCGTATGCCTGTAGCCTTGCGACTTTAAAGCTGAGATACTCTATTTCTTTTTCAAGCTTAGCTATTGTCTCGTTCATTTTATTCTCACTGTCACGCTGGGGTTACCAACTTCTACGGTTGCACCGGGAACAAACTCACCGGCCTCTAATTGTTGTTTGATTGCTGTCAGATCCGGTGTTTCTGTGATCCTCATAAGCTGAGAAGGTATCTCGCTCGGATCTTCAATGACAACTTTCTGTCTGGGTTTGGTGCGCGAGACTGTACCGAGCGGATGATCTGCTTTCTTTACGCCCATAGCGTCCAGCAAATGCCCTATGACTTGCGTTGTGGCGTCTGCTCTGGCATCATATCGCTTTGCGCGTTCCGTGTACTGTGCGGCCATCTCCTTGGCTGCTTGCTGGCTTGCCTTGGCCCACTGTCTTTGCTCAATCAGCTTGCCCAAGACGTCCATTGCGTCTGTCTCACCGTCCAGTGTGTCCAGAAGCGTGTCCTCATCATCGCCGCATATCTCCCGGATACTGTCGGCCATGCGTTTAATTTCTTCAAAGTTGACGTACATTTTCCTTCCTTTTTTACAGCATTAAATTTACACTGAATGTGCGAAGCCCGGTGCAGGTGCTTATGTTATCGCTGGTCCCATACTGCCTCAAGGAGAACAGCGCACTGAGTACCTGCAATCTCCTCCCTGACACGCGCCGGGCCACCTTATGCGCCGTTGTGTTTTTGTTCTCCTGTTCCCCGCAGCGGCGCATCTTTTTTGCACCCTAATCAAAATCTTCTGGCCCCAACTCAGGCAGGTTTCTTGCAAGCTGCAACTCGCTCGGCTGCGATCTTAGACGAAAGAAGCCAAGATGTTCTGGATATATATCCATGAACCACCGGGCATAGAGTGCGCTGAAGTTGTTATTTATCTTAAACGTAGACCTTCCTTCGTCGTCTGCCTGGTCTGTTTCCCACCGAATCCGCTCAAAGACTCCCTTTGCGGAATAGTTATTGAACCCACGCCCGATTACCTCGGACGTGAATTTTACAAAATACTCCCAAACTTTGGGGTTTTCCTTGTGAAACTGGATTGCAGCTTCTTCGATCTCTTCGTATCGGGTTTTCATGCTGCGTCCTCCTGATCGCCTCGCAACTTTGAGGCTATCTCTTCAATTGGCTGTAGGTCTACACCGAAAGCCTCGGCGCATCCACGATACCGACTGAGCCAACGGGTCAAATCCGCTGCGGCTTGCCGCCTTAATTCAGCCCTTGATGTCTCATCTTCTGGGTTATATGGAACATAGCCGCCGCCCTTACGTCTGTTTGACATTGGGCTGATGAAGGCTGGCGCTTCATAGCTGATAACTGTCGCAAGCTTGCTGACGTCTACCTTTTCAACAGGTGGGATGTGAATTTGTATCCGCAATCCGCTGACCAATTGACGAGCCAAAGCCATACGATATTGACGCGCTGCTTCTTTGTCGCCGGTTCCAAAGAACCTTTCATAGCAAGGATGGTCTGGTTTATCTTCAAGCCATTCTGTAAACTCATCAACCTTGAACATATTGCGCCGAGTTTCTGTGAGGTAGCTATCGACTATCTCTTGACGCTCATCCTTGTTCCATATTCTGTCTATTCTTTCTTCCATTTTTCTTCCTTCCTTTTGTTGGATGGTGAGGGATCAGCACGACCCCCCACCTTGGTTTAAGCTTCGCTTGCCACACCGGACCGCATCACACCGGGCCGCGCCACGCCGGACCCCGACCGCCACGCCAGACCTATCCCTACCTTGCCCCGCCACGCCTTGCCTTGACCGCCTTGCCTGAACGGACCTAACCGGACCAAGCCTTGCCCCGCCAAGCCGGACCAAACCTTGACCGCCTGACCAAACCACATCTTGCGAAACCATACCCCGCCACGAAATACCGAGCCGAGCCACGACCGCCTTGCCTTGAACCGCCCTGCCTGGCCAAACCACGCCCCGCCTGGACCGCCTTGCCTTACCGTGTCGTTCAGGTGAATAACGGCAAAATGTCCACCTGTATTGCTTGCCAATAACATCTCCTTATGCTGCCATTCTGCGGGCGCGTTCTTCGTCCAAGAAGCCCATTAACTCTGCTGTCATTTCATCCGCATACTCTGGATAATCCAACGCATACTTTTGTTCTTCCATTCCAAACTTGGTAATGCGTTTCCAATCGTCCTTGTAATCTTTCCAATTGGGCAACTCTTCGCCGGTTACTGTAAAGCAACCATATGCTCCGCGTCCCTTCTCTTGTCGAAAGTCTCCAAGCCCAATGATAGAACCCGCATTCTGTAGAAGAGTGAAAACATCTGAGGCTGAAAGCGTAGGCATGACAAACTTGATGTCAATCTCTGCGCACCATTCCGGCAAGTAAGCCCTCGTTCGCATGTCTGGCGTCTTGTTTATGTTTGCCATTCGTACCGTGTCGATCTTCAGATATGGCTTGCCATAGATTTCTGTCTGCAATTGTGGCAGAAACAAAAGGCGCTGTGCGTTTGTTCTTGCAACTCCCTTTGTTTCAATGGCCGCTGTAGACATTGCTTGTTTGATTGCCGCCGGGGGAAAATACAGGTGCGTGTTCCCATGGCTTTTTTTATACACGGAATCCCGAAACTCTTCTTCTGGATTGTGTTTTATCTCGCGCTTTTCCGCTGTGGTTTTTGGCGTACCGCCTATGAGCAAATCGCGCTTGGCTTTAATGCTCATTGAATTGTAGTAAAATGGGGTTGCTCCGATAAGTCGCAACTTTATTTCACCATGTTTTAGCGCGGTAACTAACGCGCCTTCCGTGGACTTTTTAACTGGCATTTTTTCCTTCCTTTCTGTCAGTTTCAATTTCTCCGCTTCCCTTACAGATCAAACAATCATCCCACTTTGTATCGATATACCCGATATCCCGTGTGAAGCTTTGGGGCCGGGGGATTTCGTATTCAACCTGGCCGTCCCCGTCACAGTATGGGCAGATCATTGCAAGATCCCCGCAATCACCATGCAACCGTAAAAGATTGCAAATAAACAAACCGCACCCACTACATCACCGATAAAGTCTTTCATTGCTGCGCCCCCCTTATGCGTACCAGCTACGATACATTGATGAACCATCCCAAGGATAGGCATATTCGCAGCTTGAAATTCTGATTGAATTTGTATGATTGGCTTTGGCACGCCACCGAGCAACACCCTTGCGATCAGGATTGGCCGTGACTGTATCTGCCATGCCGTGACTGTATTCGCTGTGCTCGACTGTATCAGAACCGATTGAGCAATATTCAATCATGGTCTTTCCAATTAAATCTGTAACTTGATAAAAGCTAACGTTTGTTTGATCGTAGCCCCAAGAGCTAACAAGGATATCACCAACCTTCAATGTATGCGGCTGCTTGCGCTGCTCGCGCTCTTTAGACTTGCGTTCTTCGGATGCTTTAACGCTTTCGATCTGGTCCTTGATGCGCTGCTCCATGCGTTCTTTGCTTTGAAAACGAAAGTGCCAAGTTGGTTTTTTAGCGCGACCAACAAAGCATTGCGCATATGATACGCCGTCTTTTTCATAGACATAGAACACAACAGGCAGATCTTTAGGCTGCACTTTGGTTGCGCCTGGCTTGATGTAAAAGTCGCGGTTGATGTTTGACATTCTCATTTGCTTTATCCTTCCTGTAAAAAACAAATCACAACTTGCAATATAAAGATATCTCTAATAGTGTCAAGCGATATCGGAAAGAAAAAGGAAAAAAAATGTCAAAAAAACGCTTAGTTGCTGAAAACATTGTAGTTTTTCACACTCGAATGCCCGCAGAAACAAAGGAAAAGTTGGATCTTTATGCAGATAAGATGGGCGAAAGTGCGGCCAGGGTCTTATCAAATCTGGTCGATCAACATTTGCCAAGCACAAAACCGGCGGTCACTTTTACAGAAAATGATGAGCAAGTTGACCTTGAAACATGGCTAAGAAACCATGAGTAAAAGCATACACAAGGTAAGTTTCTGGTTGGCTGACACACCGATCGGCAAGGGTCGCCCACGGTTTACCAGAACCGGGCGCGTATTCACGCCAAAGAAAACGAAAGACTTTGAGCTAAAGATCGCGGCCAAGGCATCGGATGAAATGGTGTCTCTGGGGATTGATCCGTTCACGGTTCCGTGCAAGGTTTACATCTTGGCACAGTTCCCGATTCCTAAATCATGGCCTAAGAAGCGCGTAGAGGCCGCCACACGAGGGGAAGTGGTTCCCGGCAAGCCGGACATCGATAATGTGGCAAAGCTCGTCCTGGACGCTCTCAACGGCGTTTGCTTTGAAGATGATAAGCTGGTTCAGACGTTAAAGATCACCAAGAAGTACGGCCAGCCGTTGTTGTTGGTGCAAGTGGAGGCAGAAACATGAGAACAACAAAACAAGACAAGCTGTGCATTGCAGCGGCCATTGTGTTGACCGTGGTTGCAATCATCGCAATCAGTATGGGGCTGATATGAAACCGGTAACGATCAGGGCAAAGGATCTGAGAAAGTTTGCCATACTTCCAATCAAGGCAATCACAGATCCCCAGATAACGCGCACAAGCGCTCTTTCTGTGCTGGCGGCTCTCTGTTCTTATTGCGACGAAACGGGCTGTACATTCGTCTCACAGGCAAGACTTGCAAGCGATCTCGGTATCTCTCGGCAAGCAGTCAACAAGCAGCTTAGAAAACTGAGAGACTTAGAATACATTGTAAGAGCCAAGCGGCGTTATAAAGGACAAACAACCACCACATACAAGGTCATTTATGACGATGTAAAAACAGAAGAGGAAGCACTTGCAAATCTATCACCGGCAGAGCGTATCGGCCTAGAAGAACGCAGAGAAAAGTTGCGTCAACAGATGGAAAAGAAGCCAGCAGAAGTCATCAATTTGCCTGTGGATAACTCTGTGGATAAGTCCAACGTGTCAACCTCAGAAGTTTCACAGGGTGCAACCTCAGAAGTTTCACCCCCTGAAACCCCAGAAGTTTCACTAAACAGACCATTTAACAGTATATATAACAGTATAAGTGATGTCAGTAGACAATGTTGTTCTTTGTTTTTAAGAATTGCTGAAAGTTATGGAACACCTAGACAGGTCAACGACAGAGATTATCAGGTCATGGAATCTTGGGTCAAGGATGGGCTGACAGTGGAGATTTGGGGCGATATCCTCAAAGGCCATGCGAAATGGTGCCATGATAACCGCCGGGATTACCCGCGAGGGCTGGCTTGGTTCACAGTTCCGGTGCAAAAGAAGCTGGGAAGCGCACCAAAACGCGGTAAGAATACAATCGGAGCGGTAGTAAAAAAGCTAAGACCTTGATAATAAACGATAAGTCATTTAACATAATACGTATTATGCGCTGTAATCGATTTAGGTGCGGTAATTTCAGGCACGGCCAGCGCATCGCAAGCATTTTCGCAGCACGGCCAGCGCACGTTTGCGCACGACCGACCCCCTTGCCCCCCACCCCCGCCGCTATAGCTGCATACCCTCACAAAAATATTTTCTGGTTTTTTTCTGGATTGTGTGCCATACCTATTTTTATCAATTAGGAAGGATTGAGTTATGAAGAAGATGTATCGAGTTGTTCAGGGACAGAAGCGGCGGAATGATCCTGAGAAGAAGGATTGGGTCAGGTTGGGTATTGCGTTTAGTGACAGTGGTGGAACGAGGGTAAAGTTGAATGCTTTGCCATTGCCTGATGAGAATGGTGAGATTTGGTTAAACTTGTTTGAGGATGAGCCTAAATCTGGTGGTCAACAGATGCAAAGGTCTTCTCAGACAGAAGATGCTATACCGTTCTGATGGCGAGAACGCGTCAGACTCCGATTGGTAGATTTGGCGGGGTACGTTTAGCACAGCGGCGTATTCGGACCAGTGAGACGTTGGAGAATAACAAGGAAGCGGTTGCCCAAGAGTTAATTGCTCTTGGGACCACTTCGATAACAGAGATTATAAATCTTGATGGTTCTATGCGTCCGTTGGATGAGATACCTGATTATGCTTTGAGGGCGATAAAGAAGATTGTTCCGATGCCAGATGGTCGTGTATCGATTGAGCTGCATGACAAGGTAAGTGTTTTGCGTATCTTGGCGAAGGCTGCGGGTTTCTTAGATAATCCTGAGAAAGAGAACGATAAGCCATCGATTGTTGGGATTAATATGCGTGGACCGGCGGCAACGACAGAGTATGCTGAGGTGGTGGATGATGAAAAATGAGCGCGATACCCAGCCTTGATTTAAACTTTGAGAACAGTCCGACTGTTTGGAAGTTTCTGCATGACGATAGCTTTGTTCGGGGATTGATGGGTCCGGTTGGATCTGGGAAGTCTTACGGGTGTGCGGCTGAGATTATGTTACGGGCGGTACGTCAAAGGCCGAGTCCCAGAGATGGGATCAGATATTCTCGGTTTGTGATTGTTAGAAATACTTATCCTGAATTGAGAACAACGACGATTAAGACTTGGCAAGAGTTGTTTCCAGAGGATGTTTGGGGTGGTATGCGCTGGCAACCGCCTATTTCGCACCATATTCGGATTCCGACGAGAGAGGATATTCCGGGCATTGATTGCGAAGTGATCTTCATGGCTCTTTCTTCTCCGCAAGATGTACGGAAGCTATTGTCATTGGAGCTTACGGGTGCTTGGGTCAATGAGGCAAGGGAGCTGCCAAAGGCTGTTATTGATGGCTTGACACACAGGGTCGGGAGATATCCTACAAAAGCAGATGGTTCTCCGACGTGGTACGGTATTTGGATGGACACCAACCCGCCTGACAATGACCATTGGTGGCATGAGCTGGCAGAGAAAAACCCGATTGGTGGTGCATATCCGTGGACGTTCTTCAGACAACCCGGCGGTGTTTTGGCAGTGGATGGGAAAGATGTTCCTGAGAATCCAGAGGCGCAGGGCCATGTGTTTTCTGGGGGCAAGTGGTGGAAAACCAACGAGGATGCGGAGAATAGAAACAATCTGCCGCCCGGATATTATCAACAGCTTCTCGGCGGAAAGAATGCGGATTGGATCAGGTGCTACGCGCAGGGAATGTATACGTTTGTGCAAGAGGGGCGTCCGGTCTGGCCAGAGTATGACGATGAATTGATGAGCGGGGATGTTGAGGTTGATCCGTATTATCCAATGCAGATCGGCGTTGACTTTGGATTAACACCGGCAGCGATCTTTGGGCAGAGAACGCAAGCAGGGGCGTGGCGGATCTGCGATGAGCTTGTGACGTTTGACATGGGCCTTGAGCGGTTTGGTCAAGAAATGATGGCACTGATTGCTCAGAAATATTCTAAGCATGATATTCTGATCTGGGGCGATCCAGCGGGGAATAAACGGGATGAGATTTACGAGGTTACAGCCTTTGACCATCTCAGATCACTTGGTTTCAAAGCACAACCAACAGAAAGCAATGCGTTTCAAGTCAGACGAGAGGCTGGGGCAAGTCCTATGGGGCGGCTAATAAATGGCAAGCCTGGGCTGATGGTGGACAAGAAATGCCTGAGATTGCGCAAATCTCTAAGCGGTGGGTACTTTTTCAAGCGTCAAAGCATGGGCGCTGGGCAAGATCGATTTAAAGATACGCCGGTGAAAAACGATCATTCACACTGCGGGGATGCGTTTGGGTATCTTATGCTGGGTGGTGGTGAACAACGCCGGTTGCGCAGGGGAAGCTATGGTAATTCCTTCGCAGCACAAAGCTATTCTGCGGAAACGGAATTTAACGTGTTCTGATGGGACTGATCCAGTTACCAACCTTTCAAATGCGAACCGATGAGCAAATCGTTCCGCTCACACTCAGCCATGTTTATAATATTAAGCTGGGGCCGCACGAAGAGGAATACGCCAGACATATACCGCACTACAGAGATTATGTTTGGGATTATTCTGTGCTAGGCTGGTCATGGACCGCTATCGGGCGCGGCAAGGTCGTTGCTATCTTCGGAGTAAGGGATATATGGCCCGGTTTGGTCGAAGCTTGGTTTATTCCGGGCGAGGGCTTGGATCGTCACGCAAGGTCAACTTTGATCGGTGCAAGGGCGCTTTTGCGTGAAGTGATGTCTGATACAGATATCAGACGTATGCAAATCTTCGTAAAAGTGGACAATACCCGCGCATTAAGGTTTGCTAAGGCACTACATTTTGAGGTAGAGTGCATATTAAGAAAGTTTGGCCCAGAGGGGGCTGACTATTATGCGATGGCGAGGTTTGAGTAATGTCTGGATTATTCGGGGGTGGACGCAGAAGGGGGCCAAGTGCCGAAGAAGTAGCTGCTCAACAGAAAGCAACGGAGGCGCAAGAACGGGCTGAAGAACGCGCCACATCTCAAGAGCGCAAAGAAATGCAAGATGTTCAAGCAAGAAGAAGATTACTTCGTCGCGGTGGTTTTAGGTTATTGTTTTCTCCGACACGACAAGAAGGCCCAGGATCCCCAATGACTAGAAAGTTAGGCGGGGGATCTTGATATGCCGAAGGGCGGGACTCAGCCATTAAAGGCACAAGCAAAAAAAGAAACGCTTGGATCTGATATTCGCATGGGTCTTGGCCTTGAACCAAAGTCACCAAGCTTTCGGGCGCGTTCTGCAATAACTCGAAAAAAACACGAAGAAATGCTAGAGCGATCAAGAAGAAACGAAAAGAAGCGCGAGAAGCGGAGAAGTAAACGCCCATCTGCGCAAATGCTTTTCGAGCAAGAAAAAGCCGCAAAACTGTCAGAAGAACGGGCCGAAGGACAAAAGAAGCGTAAGGCGTTTGAAAAGGCTCAAGGCGAAAGATACGCTCGTCGTCGCCGGTTGCTAATGAATATCTGATAGGAAGCAGTATGACAAAAATCAAAGAAGATTCTCGCGTTTACCAAAAAGCTGATCCCCAGCCAAAACGCGCAAGAAATGAAAAGGGGCAGTTGATGTCAGATGATCCATCTACCCCAGACGTGAATGAAGCTTGGGAAGGCGGGAAGGCTCCAAAGAAAAAAGCTGCCCCAAAGAAAAAGGCAACAAGTAGTGGTAAAAAAAGCGTATCAAAATCCTAAAGGCGGATTGAACGCTGCCGGTCGCGCTTACTTCAAGCGCAAAGAGGGATCTAATTTAAAAGCCCCCGTTAAATCCGGCGACAATCCCCGCAGAGCGTCCTTCCTGGCTCGAATGGCGGGGAACCCCGGGCCGGATCGTGACAGCAAGGGCCGACCGACACGGAAATTGTTGGCGCTCCGCGCCTGGGGCGCTTCATCTACAGCGGATGCCAAGCGTAAAGCTGCCGCTATAAGCAAGAGGAACAAGGCAAATGCCTAAGCTATCAACGAGAGAAGTCATTGCGCGAGAGGCAAAAGCACAAGCTCGCAAAGATGAATGGCGTACAATCTACGAAGATTGCTATGAATTTGCCCTGCCGCAACGAAACTTATACAACGGCTATTACGAAGGCAAAACGCCCGGCAAAGGCAAGATGCAGCGTGTATTTGATTCCACGGCTATGTCCTCAACCAAGCGTTTCGCCAACAGACTTCAATCCGGGTTGTTCCCCCCTAATCGGCATTGGTGCCGTTTAGAACCCGGCTCGGCTGTACCTGAGCAAGATCAGCCAAGAGCGCAGCAAATACTTGATGCCTACGTTGATATTATGTTCGATCAGCTACGTCAGACAAGTTTTGATCTGGCTATGGGAGAGTTTTTGCTGGATCTTTGCGTGGGTACGGCGGTTATGATGGTAACTCCGGGCGATGAAGTTACCCCCATCCGCTTTCTTGCGATACCACAATACCTAGTGGCCATTGAGGAGGGCGCATATGGCATGGTTGATAACGTCTATCGCAAGCTGCGTATCAAGGCGGAATCAATCACAAGAGAGTTCCCAGACGTTCAGATCACAACAGAATTGCAAGATGCAATAGATCGCCGTGGTTCTGAAGAGCTTGATCTGTTTGATGCGGTTATCTTCGATCAGGAGACAGGCCGATATCATTATCACGTTATTTGGCCAGCCAAGGCACAAGAGATTGTTTATCGTGAAATGCCATCCAGCCCCTTCATTGTTGCCCGGTTCAGCAAAACAGCGGGTGAAATATACGGGCGTGGTCCTTTGGTTGATGCAATCGCAGATATCAAAACGCTAAACAAAACTTTGGAGCTTGTTCTCAAGAATGCAAGCTTGTCTATTTCAGGCGTATATCTCGCCGCAGATGACGGTGTTCTGAATCCTCAGAGCATCAAAATACAACCTGGCGCGATCATTCCCGTTGCTCGAAACGGTGGTCCGCAAGGTGCGTCCCTAGCCCCTCTGCCCAAGGCTGGGGACTTTAACACAAGCCAGATCGTTATTCAGGATCTCAGAGTAAACATCAAAAAGATCTTGATGGACGATACGCTCCCGCCCGATACTATGTCTGCGCGATCTGCTACAGAGATAGCACAGCGTCAACGTGAGTTAGCTTCTAATCTTGGATCGGCATTTGGCCGCTTGATGACCGAGATTATGACGCCTTTGGTTTCGCGCATCCTATTCGTTCTGGACCGTCAGGGCTTGATTAATATGCCCCTCAAGGTCAATGGTGTGCAGATCAAAGTCACGCCGGTATCGCCTCTTGCCGAGGCTCCCAAGATGGAAGAGGTCAATCAGCTTCTCAGCTTTATGCAGATTGCCAATTCTATGGGGCCAATGGGGCAAGCAATTATTAATGTCCCAGAAAGTATTTCGTTCATTGCGGAAAAAATGGGAATCGATCAACGTGTATTAAATACACCGGAAGAGCAACAAATGATGATGCAGCAAATGCAGCAAGCTATGATAGAACAGCAGCAACCTATGCCCACTGATGAAACAGTAGCAGAGGCCATGCAATGAGTTCGCCAGACGGTTGGGAAGGAATAAGTCAAGCGTTTGTCGAGCCGCCAAAGGCGGATGATCTGGACATACTTTATGGACGGGTCTTTAAATCTGAGGAAGGTCAGAAGGTGTTACATCACCTGAGACAGATAACTATAGAACAACCATCCTGGTATCCAGGCGAAGATCCTAGTCACGGCTTTGTAAGAACAGGCATGACTGAGCTTGTACGCCTGATTGAACGCAGGGTGGGAAGGAGCAATAATGTCTGAACAAGCAGAAGCAATTGAAGTCTCTGAGGAGGCTCCTCTGGTTAATTTTCAAAAGCCAGAAGAACAGCCGCAAGAACAAGAACAACCGTTTCAATTACGGCCAGAAGAAAATGAAGAGGTTGATATTGATGATGGTGAACCGCTGGAACGTCCTGACTTTTATCCAGAAAAGTTTTGGGATGATGATGGCCCTGATGTTGAGAAGTTGGCAAAAAGCTATGCAGAGCTTGAAAAGGCTTTTAAGGCAGGTAAACACAAAGCGCCGGATGGTGATTATGACACTAAAGATCTGGTGGATAAGGGTTTGGACTTGGAAGATCCTTCAGTCCAGGTATTTCAAGATTGGTCTAAAAAATATGGCATCTCGCAACAAGCTTTTGAAGAGCTTGCGGGGCAAGTCCTAGAGTTTTCTCAAGGTAGCCAAGAGGCCATAGAATATGATAGTCAACAGGAAATGCAGAAGCTTGGCGAGCGAGGCCAAGAAAAAATTGCGTATCTTGAGCGTCATATCACTCGTGCATCATTGACAAACTCAGAGCGCGAGGCTTTGGCCTACAGTCTGAACAGTGCCGATGCAATCAATGCAATGACCAAGTTTATTCAGGGTTATACGAACGAAGGCATACCGACAACGCCGGTTGTGGACACACCTGAAATGACCAGAGAAGATCTTGCTTCAGCGATTGCAGACCCACGTTGGCAGACCGATGCAGCATGGCGAACAAAGATTGAAAAGCAATGGGCGGCGGCAAATAGCTAGATTTTGTTGCAATTACTACATTTTGCGTGTATAGGCAGATTAAGGGCTAACCGCTGCGCGGCCCCTTGATGTGGTAATCCACTGGTGGGCGCGGCCACTTTCGCGCAAGCGACTGCCCGGTTTACATCGGCTAACAGTAAGCGTTTTGAGTTGAAACCTAATAGGAGGCTTCTGCTATGGCGCAGAGTATTACTAATGCCTTTGTAACGCTTTTCGATGAGGAAGTTAAACAGGCATACCAAGGCGAAGCGTTGCTTCGCGGCACAATGCGGACACGTACCGGTGTCCAGGGTAACACAGTAAAGTTCCCCAAAATCGGTAAAGGTGTTGCAACAGTTCGTGTTCCACAAACTGACGTAACTCCATTGAACGTAACCTATAGCCAGGTTACCGCCACAATGTCTGATTATATCGCAGCAGAATATTCAGACATCTTCCATCAATCACACGTCAACTTTGATGAGCGCCGTGAATTGGTGCAGGTTGTTTCAAAAGCGATTGCTCGCCGTATGGACCAGCTTTGCATTGATGCACTTGATGCGGCTGCATCTCCATCAACTGTTGCGACATCTGTGGGTGGTGCGTCTTCAAACATGAACATCGAAAAACTTCGTGCGGCTGCGAAAGCACTGAACGATAACAACGTACCAGCCGAAGGTCGTCACTTGCTGATGCACTCTTCTCAGCTTGACGCGCTGCTCGGTGAAACAGAAGTTACTTCAAGCGACTTTGCTTCCGTAAAAGCACTTGTTCGCGGCGAGATCTCTTCGTTCATGGGCTTCAACATTATCACAATGGGTGATCGTGATGAAGGCGGTGTTCCTAAGCCATCAACCCGTACATGCTTTGCTTGGCATCAAGACAGCATGGGTTATGCTGAAAGCATCTCTCAGAAGTCAGAAGTAAACTACATCCCAGAGAAAACATCGTTCCTTGTAAGTTCTATGTTCTCTGCTGGATCGGTTGCGATTGACGACGAGGGCATCGTTAAAATTAGCTGTACTGAATAAGGAGACTGAAATATGGCTTATTCATCAACTGGTTTTGGAACCGGGGGTCCATCCAAAAAAGGTAATGCTCCTTGTATTTATACATATCAAACCGCTGATACGATAGCGACTGTAAACACAGAAGGCTATTTCAACGACTTGTCAGATACTCTGGCGGTTGGCGATTTGATTTATGTTGTGTCATCTACTGGCGGCACTCGCGTAAGCACACTTACGCAAGTTCTGTCCAATACTGGCGGTGTTGTTGACGTTGCAGACGGTACGACACTGGCCGCAACGGACGGTGACTAATTATCCCCTGGGGGGCTGGGCAACTGGCCCCCTTCAAACTCTTGGAGGGCTATAATGGCAACTGGCGATACTGATGTAACAATTTGCTCTGATGCCCTTGTCCTTCTTGGCGCGGCTGCAATTACATCTCTGACAGATGGAAGTGATACAGCGGACGCTTGTAATAGACTTTATCCAGATCTTAAAAACCATCTTCTGACAGTCTATCCTTGGAGTTGGAGTCTTAAAAAAGTCCAACTTAGCAAGAATGTAACGGCTCCCGTCAACGAATGGGATAATGCTTTTGACTTCCCAGCGGATCTTATTGGAAGCCCGATTGCTGTTTTTGATAGCAGCGCAAGCGGTACACGCCCAAGACGATATGGATGGGAAATATATGGCACTCAGTTATTTACTAACCTAGATACCATTTACATTGATTATCAGGCAACGGTAACAGAGGCTAATATGCCAGCTTATTTCGTGCGGTTCTTGCGCGTAGCATTGGCTTCAGAGATTGCAATTACCGTAACCGATCAAGCAACAAAAGCGGATTACTTTCGTGCGCAAGCATATGGTTCACCGGGTGAATCTGGTCGTGGCGGGTTACTGCGTGAGGCCATGAACATCGATGGGCGTGGTCAAGGTACGCAAATTGTGGAGGACTATTCTCTTATTCAGGCGAGGTACTGATGAGAATTACGCAATATCAATCTAACTTTTCTACCGGAGAAATAGATCCTCTTCTACGGGCCAGAACAGATCTTCAGCAATATCAAAATGCTTTAGAAGAAGCGACAAATGTTGTTGTACAGCCTCAAGGCGGTATTCGGAGACGAGATGGCTTAGAGTTTGTTTATAATTTTGGCCAAAGTTTTACAGAATTTAAATTAATTCCTTTTGAGTTTAGTACAACTGATACCTATTTGTTGGTCATGGTTGTTGGTCGTATCTATGTTTTTAAAGATAATGATTTGCAATATAATATAAATAATAGCGGTAATGATTATATTACAGCTTCGGATATTACTGCCGCAATGCTTGATGAGATTCAATATACGCAAGCTGTGGATACCCTAATTCTTTGCCATGAAGATCTTCAAACAAAACGCCTTGTTCGTAGTAGTGATAGGGGGTGGACGCTTGAGAACCTGCCTCTAACTAATTTGCCACAATATGCTTATGCGCTTGATGAGCATTCTCCTAATTTTACGATTACGCCCAGCGCGACTACTGGCAATATTACAATTACTGCATCCTCTGTAACTACTGATAGCGGAGTGGCCCAAGCTGGTGGCGCAAGTACAATTACTTTAAAATCAGCTTCATCATATACATCCGACGATGACCCAAATGGTATGTGGATAACGCTTACAGCCGGAACGGGTTCGGGGCAAGAAAGATATATTTCAGATTATGTTGGATCAACAAAGGTTGCAACTGTCTATCCCGCTTGGACAACACAACCAGATAGCTCAACCCATTATAAGGTTGCAGCATTTGCGGCGTCTGCGGCTAATAATTATGCTCAAATTGAAAACACTTTTGGCCGTGTAAAGTATATTGAGTATGTCAGTGATACCGTAATGAATGCTGTTGTTGAGGTTCCGTTCTTTGACACAAGCGGTGTTGTTGCGGGTAATTGGATCGGTGAATTTGGCTATGAGGATGTTTGGTCAAGCACTAGAGGTTGGCCAAGATCGGCAACTTTTCACGAAGGCCGGTTATACTTTGGTGGCTCTAAGTCCAGACCGAATACTGTCTGGGGTTCTCGCGTTATTGATTATTTTAACTTTGACTCCCATACCGGGCTTGATGATGAGGCTGTTGAAACAACGATCAACACAAATCAACTGAATGCAATTGTAAATATTGTATCTGGTGCAGATCTTCGCATATTAACAACGGCCAGTGAATTTATCGTTGTTCAATCTGAGGATAATCCGATAACGCCAAACAACTTTTTGGTGCGGCCACAAACTCGGCTTGGATCAAAGCCAGGCGTCCCAACAGTAGATTTGAATGGTGCAACTATTTTTGTGCAACGACAGGGACAATCTATTAATGCTTTCCAATTTGGAAACAATACATCTTCTTATCAGGTCCAGAATATCTCTTTGCTTTCTTCGCATTTATTAAAAAATCCAAGTGATATTGCTGTAAGAAGATCGGCGTCAACCGATGAATCTGATCGCTTATTTGTTGTTAATAGCGATGACGGATCAATGGCTGTCTATTCCATTCTCACTGGACAGAATGTCATTGCGCCCAGCAAATTTACAACTAATGGTGAATTTATTGCGGTTGCGGTTGAGGGTTCTAATGTATTTGTAATTGTAAAAAGAACAGTTAATACAGATCCGTTTAGTGGGGGTAATCCTCTACATGATAGAATTAGGTATTATTTAGAAGTATTTAATCAGAACTTTACTTTAGATTCTGTTGTTTCTGGCAATGTGCCTCCGTCTAATAATATACAAGTGGACCACCTTCCGGGTGTGAACATTGAAGAAATAGTTGATGATAATTGGAATGGATTTGCTCTTCCCGCTTTTGCTGCGGCTGGTAATGATGATGATGCTATATACACGCTTAAAACAGGCGTTACTTCTGGAATTTTAACATTAGATGGTGCAGATGTTTCATCTGGTGTTGCTAGTTATTTTCAAATAACCAGACCAGTTTACATTGAATATTCAAGTACGGCTGGAACTGGTGCGAATGTTTATATCCAAGGCACCGATGTTTATGATGATGTTCGGCTTGAGACAGTTACACTTGCAGCGGGTACAACTACGGGCGAATCTGTCACAAAATGGAAAACTGTCACGCAAATATCTCAAGATATGACAGATGCAACAAGAACATTAAAAATCGGCTGGCAAACAGATACATGGTTTCAAAGGGTTTTATCGGAAACACCAACAACTTCATATCAATTGGGACTTGATTATGATGTGCAAGTAAAGACCATGCCTACTGAGCCAACCTTATCTTCTGGATCTTTGCATGGCATGAAAAAAAGAATTGTCCAAGTTGATGCTCTCGTATATGAAACAAAAGATTTAAAGATTAATAATCAAACTATTAACTTTACTCTTAGTGGCGCATCCGATCCTTCAGAATATACTGGCTTAAAAACAGCACATGGTATTTTGGGATATAACAATTCTGGTCAAATTACATTGACACAAGCGGGTCCATTGCCGATGACGGTTTTGGGTCTGGAATATAAACTTAGTACGGGGTCTTGATATGGCGGGAGTAGCATCTGCACCTTTAATGTTGGCTTCATCGGCCATAAGTGCAATTGGCCAAATGAGAGCCGGTCAAGCACAGCGTGAAATGTATGAACAACAAGCGGCACAGGCAAAGTTGCGTGGCCGGGCTGAAGCAATTGCTTATAAACAAAAGGGCGCTGATGCTCTACGCAATCTAAATGAGACACTATCTGCTATTATTGCAAGAACCGCTGCTGGTTTTGGTGATCCCACATCTGGATCTGCGGCAACATTGCAAAGATTTGCAATGGGTGAGGGCGTAAGAGAGTTTAACATTGCAGCTGACAATGCAGCTATGGCTCTTGGTCAGGCAAGCGAACAGGCTGGTATTTACAAACAGGCTGGTCAAGCGGCACAATTAAACTCATATGTGCAAGCTGCTGGTACATTTGGTCAAGCAGCATACAGATATGGGCAACTTTAAAGGTTAAGATATGGCTAGGCTTCCTCGATATCAGCGCATTGGCTTAACAGCCCGTCAACCAGTTTCATTGGATTTTGCGGCTGCGCGTGAAGAAGCAAGACTTGGCCAAACAATTTCTCAGCAACTTGACCGTATGTCTGAGTTTGCCTTTAGACGTGCCGCAGAAGAGGCTGAGAGGCGCGGAGAGGAGCGTGTACGCGAGGAAGGGGCTTTGCCTACACTAGAGGCCATACGCGAGCGAGGTGGCCCCAGAGGGATTGCAGAGCGTGCTGCGGTAGAGGCGGCAAATAGAATTGCTGTTGTTGAGATTGAAACTCTTGCCAAGCAAGATATGCAGAACCTTATTCGTGAGGCGGATAAAAACAATATGCCTCTTTCTGCGT